GCTTGTACTTCTTCTGGTACTTCGCTTAACTCTACTTTTTCGTGCTTGCATAGTTCCTCTGTTACAAGGTTTCCTAACTCATCTGCGCTTAAGTCCTCTTTAGGCTCTAACATTGCTTTGATTTCCTCAATCATTGATTTAACCTCTGCAAGTTCTTCTTTAGTAGCGTAGCCCATTTCTTCTTTTTCATCTTCTTTAGCCTCAACTTCTTCAACTTCTTCAGTTGTTTCTTCTTCGGCTTCTTCGGTTTTGATTTCTGCAATCAAACCTTCTTCGGCTACTACTAAAATACGACCGTCCTCTAATTGGTATTCGCCAACTGGTACAGCTACTTTCTCATCTTCGGTAACAATAAATACTTCGTTACCAGCTTCAAACGCTTCTGCCTCTAAAACAGTACCGTTCTCTAACGCTTGTTGTTCCAACTTAACTTCTTCAGATAAGTTTAAAACATCTTTGATTTTACTAATCATATCGTTCGTGTTCATATTAATATATAAGTGTTAAAAATTAATTTTGCATTTTTGT